AGCCCCTAGTTGTTAAGCAAGAACGTTTATTGTTACGTCCCAATCTTTATTGAAGGCGCGGAAGTTCTCCAGTTCAGCCTCTCCGTTCAAAACCAGTGAAGTGCGTAGACCGTCCCAGCGGATTGTTTCAACTGCGATTGCGTCTCTGCCTTCTGCGCGGAGTGCGTTGCGTTCTGCTGTTGCTTCCCAAATTGTCATGTCAGTCTCTCCGATTGGTTGGCGAGGGGTTCTTCCCCCTCACTCAGTAGATAAGCGCTTATCTTAGGGAGCGCAAGACCTACCCGTCACTTTTCTTTTGGTTCATCCGTCTGACCGCGTGGTAGTTCGTCCAGTATTGGCTGGCCTTGCGCCTCCTGTCCTCCGTCTGGTGCTTTGTCTCCCGGCTGCCGAGCGGCTCGGTGCCCCACGATCGGCGCTTGCTCTCTACCTTTCCGCTGAGAGGCTTCAGGAGCTCCTCTAACGGCACCTCGTCGTCGTCGTGCTTTGTCATACTTCCCGATCCTCAAGGTTGCCCCAATCGCGCCCTGCTCCACCCTCGACCAGTTTGTCGATCGGTGCGCCGGGGAATATGTCGAGATAGCCGTCGACCATGTCTTGCTTCATCAGCCGCAGAGCTCCGTCGGCGTCCTTCGTCCGAGCCTCGTCGATCAGGGCGTCGTGAATAGTCGCCGACATTCTCGTGCCGAGCTGTCGACCTGCCTGTGCCTCACGGTCGAGAGTGGTGTGGTGCCTGATGATCGCCCGGGCCATGATCGCCAGAGCTGCACGCTGCACCGGGTAGTTTGCACATTTAGGGAGCTCGACCTTCTTGCCCATGTAGATCGTCCCACCGTCTGCCATTGGCAGGAAGTTCCCCGAGCGCTCGGCGATCGCCTCCATTTGATGACGCAGGGCGAACGCCTTCGGGTAGCGGGTCGACCATCGCTCAATCATCTCCCGGGCCTCGTTGACCGGCGACCGCATGGTCGAGGCGAGCCCGGTCGGTCCCGAGCCGTAGATGATCCCGAACGATATGCCCTTCGCAGCCGATCGGAGCTCGTAATCCTCGGGGACCGTCTTGTCGATCTGACGACCGGCGCGAAGCGAGGCGACCTCCCCGTGCACGTCCCCGGTGATGCAGTCATGCAGAAGAGTATCGTCCTCGGTCAGCAGGGCGAGAACGCGAAGCTCGATCCCGGAATAGTCGAGGCTAACGAGGAGCTTGCCGGGTGGCGCTATGAAAGACTGTCGCACGCTGGTGAACTCACCGAGGAGCTCCCTGTCTCTGGGAAGCTGTTGAGCGTTGGGGCGGCTCGATGAGAACCGTCCGGTCACGGCGCGGGCGATATTATAGGAGGGCCTGATCCTGCCGTCGTCGCTGTTCTCTGCGAGGTCGATCAGCTTCTTTCCGAAGTTCCGCAAATACTGGTTGATCGTGATCCGCTCGGCGATCGTGATCCACAGGTCGCCGAACATTGGGGCGTCGTTCTCATAGGCAACGACGGACATGGACTTGAGGGCGTCGGTGGTAAACTGGAGCTTGCCGGTCTTCTCTGTCCTCGGCCACAGGGCAAGCCAATCAGCGGGCAGGATACGACCGAAGAAGTCGGACAGTTGGGCTCCGCTGTTCAGGTTCGCGACATTGTCCTCGGTTAACACTGCCCTGATCTGCTCCTCGTACACCGCGAGTTTGCTTTCCCAGATCGAGATAAGCTCGGCGTGGCGCTTCTTATCGAGTAGGAGGCCGGTGCGCTGCATCTCGACCACAGGAGGCACGAGGTCGTCGAACATGGCCTGAGCGTCCCGCACAGAGGCCGGTGCCTTGTCGAGCTCGGCTTGCCAGTAAAGCCATAGCTGCCACGTCACGAGGGCGTCGTCGGCGGCATATTTGAGCTGTTCCTCGGACAGCTCCGGCGCTGCCCAGTTCGAGAGCTGTTGATCCTTTGGGAGCTCGATCTTCATGTCGGCCTTGAGCATCCCGGCGAGCCCGAACTTATCGCCTCCCATTCGAGCGCGTCTGGCGTGAGCGACGTCGATCACCTTCACCTGCGGCTCGTCGCAGTATTCAAACCATTGATACTCAAACCCGGCGTTGAAGGCGACCCAAGTCGCCCCTTCAAACCACTGAGCATAGGCGGCGAAGGTCTTCCCGGGCAGAGCCCAGAAGTCGACGACCGCGAACACCCCGTCGTTGCAGACTTGAGCAAGGCGAACCTCGGACATCTCAGGTCGGAGGCCGGTCGTCTCAAAGTCGAGGGCGGCAAGCCCGGTGCCGATCTGATCGAGGAGGTCGCCGAGGTCGTCTTCGGTCGTGACCATCTGGTAAACTCGACCCATCATTTAGCCTCCAGAAAATCGCGGGGGAGTTTCGTTGCAATGTAATTCGTTTTGTCGGTCTCCCGTCTGCCGTAGGGTATCCCCAACGCCTCGCGCAGCCTGTCGTTCTCGGCTTTTAGCTTGTCCAGCTCCTGCTTCAAGAGCGTGATCCGGTCGCGCATCTGTCCCGTGTCCTCAGTCATTCGGTGCTCCCATGTTGCTGTGACGGCGGTCGAGATTTCCCCCGACCGCCTCTTTATTTAGGCGCGGCGGACGCGCTTCTTCACTGGAGCTTCGTCGACGATCTCCTCCTCGTCAACCTCGTCAGAAGCAAGGCGATCGGCTGCCTCTTCCTCGGTGATCCACTCAACGATTGAGAGCTTCGGCTTAAAGTTCCATTCCCCTTGAGCGAGAAACTTCTCCTTACCAAAGGTGAAGACGGCGATCGGTGCTTCCTTCGGGCTGCGTCCGATCACTTCCTCGACCAGCTTCTTCACTGATCCGCGTCCCGACTTTGTCGAGGTCTCAAACGAGTATTGCTTCCCGTCTGACCCGATAAACTCGAACCCGGTCGACGCTCTCCATCCGTCTTGAGGACGGGTGACGTTGTGATCGTCGAGGTCAGTCTCCGAGACCGCAGTGTCTGGACGGAACGCGCTCCACTTCACACGGCCAACGACCGCGCTTTCTTTCCAGCATACCCATCCCTTCGAGATCGTTGGGGTCAGAAGGATGAACCCCTCCTCGGTGTCGAGGTCGTTGCGATCCTGCCCGAAGGTGAGGTCGCCGCTCTTGCCAGAAAAGTAGACGTAATCGACGCCACCCCCTCCGGTCTTGTCTCCGTCGTCAAACGAGGACGCCAGCGACTTGCGCATGTCGTCGTCGAGCTTCAGGCTTGGCAGGCTTGCCGCTACTGTGGTCAAATCGGTCGTCATGTCTTGTTACTCCTTTAGAGCTTACGAGGTTTAATGGTGAGCACCTCGGACGGTGCTCCCCGGTACGGTTCGAGATCGACGTCAGGGCACTCTGCCTTGACGACCTTCGCATAGGAGACGCTTCCGGCTCTCGTCGAGAGCGTCACCTGATTGCCGTCGACTTCGAGGTCGGCAACCTGTTCTCTTTTCAGGAGAGCCTTGATCTGCTCCCCTGCCTGATCTTGTGCGGCCTTGGCGGTCGCGATCTTTTCCTTGGCCTCGACGTATGCGGAGACCTGTGTCGTGATGTCACCGGCAGCGGCTCTCCCCTGCCCGGTGCTTGTCCCTGCCCCATCAACACCGCAGACGCCGTTAAAGTTGCAGCGTTGTTTACACTCCGCCTTGAACGGTGTCTCGACGCCCTCACGGGGCAGGGCGCTCGGGTCGGTGGCGTTCCGAAGGCGTCGGGAGCGAGCTTGCAGCTTGTCGACGGCAGCGTCTGCACGGCGAACCGGGAACTCTAGGATCGTGTCGAAGTCTGAACAGTTGATGTAGATCAACTTGCCGAACTTGATCGGCGCACCGAGCATCTCGGGAAGGTCGGCCTTGGCCTCGTCGAGCATCGCCATGCCTATTTGAAGCTGCATGACGTGCTCGGGCTTCGGCAGCTTCGAGGTGTTGGTGCGAGGGTCGATCGACTTGAACTCGACACCGATCCAACCGTCGTCGTTATCTATATCCCAAACGAGACCATCTGGCGTGCAGCTCAGACCGCGCTCGTCGTCACGCAGACCGACCTGATCCTCCCCGGTGAAGCACATAGGGACGTTGGCAGCCCGAAGGCGATCGACCATGTAATTTTCTGCGTGCGATCCCCGGCGGGCGAAGCCCCAGTTCTGAGGGCCGTCCTCGGCTGCACCGTTGCGGCTATACCATTGCTTGCGGATACAGGTGAGGGCCTCGGAGGCGTTGAGATACTTCGCACGCTCCTCCGGGTCGAACGTCTTGCGGGCGTCGACGACGTCGGCACCTCTGAGTATGGCGGCTTTGATGTCCATTATTCTTTCCCTTCTGTTGCATTGCCGAAGACCGCATGAGAACGGCGCTTGGCTTCTGATATACGGCGCACGGCCTTGTTGAGCTTGTTGTCGACGAACAGGGTGTCGACGTGAACCGGGCGCTCCTGCCCCATCCGGTGCAATCTGGCGTATAGCTGCGACATCACTGATGGGCTCCAATCTTCCTCCACGACGACAATGTTATTCCCACCGCGCTGCATGTTCAGCGACACGCCCATCGCGCCGATCTGACCGACAACGAAGTCGAGCTTGCCGTCGTTCCAATCCTCGACCGTCTGCTCCTTGGCCTTCGCGCTGACGTGGCCGTCAATGATGTGTCCGGTATGACCCTTCGACCGCAGTGCTTCGGCAAGGGTCTCGATCACCTCGGTGTGCCACGCGCCAACGACGACAGGCAGACCGCTCTCGATCCGATCGGAGATGTAGACGACGGCCTCGGCAACCATAGACAGCCCCATCTCGCGGCGGATCGTTGCGAGGTGCTCGGTGTTGGCAGACATCTCGCGCTCGATCTGAGACGACGACATCGCGTCGAGTGCGGCGATCGGGAACGACGGCTCGATCTCAAGGCGGGTGTGCGTGAGCGGAGGCATATCCTCCCAGACGTCCTCAAGCGTGCGGCGGGTCGCGACTGTCGACATGATCTCGCCGAGCTTCCGCTCGTTTGTCGAGCCTACGGTGACCGGCTTCGAGAAGCGCTGCCCGGGGTATTTCTTCATCTGCACGACACAGAATTGAAGGTTGAAGCGGTCAATGTTTAGGCCGCCAACCTCCGCCTTCACGGCATCAGGTGCAGCCCGGAAGAGGAAGGGGATCGCGTCGTCGTTCCACCGGACGACAGGCGTGCCAGTGAGAAACCAAGCGTGGTCAAAAGCGGTGACGATCCCACCGCGTCCGAGGATCGCCTTCGTGCGCTGTGCTTTGGTCGACTTGAGGGCGTGGCTCTCGTCACAGATCAGGACGGACTTTGTGCCCTCGACCCATGCAGCAATCTCCTTGGCTCGGCGGGTCGCGATTACATATGAGAGGACGATCACACCGGACAGAGGCAGAGGCGTGTCGCCAGTGG